GTAATATGGTCGTTAGTGTCATTTACTAAAGTAATATCGCTATGTGTGCCTGTGGTAGTTTCTCCCCAATTAGTTGTATTTGCAAGGTCAAAAATAGTATAACTACTGGTTAAGGTATAATTTGCCGCATTACCAGATAAATTTTTCAAATATAATCTCATGTGTTGTATGGGATGAGAATGTAAATCTGCAACCGCTTGTGTTGTAACTGTTTTTAAATTATTAGAATCATTTGTATCTTGTATTAATATTTTATCATCAGTAGCAACTGTAACTCCTGTAAGTGTAGCACCATTAAGGGCTGATTTGACATTTGTTTCATCGGTTACATCTGCGTTATCCTCAACATTAAGCATTGTTCTAACTTCCGCAGGAGTTAATTCTTCACTATCACCACTACCCGAATCATTGCGACCAAGAATTGTGTTTGTGGCTACATTTGACACAACATCAACTGTTCCACCGCCACCACCACCGCTACCAACTTCACTTGAGCCATGATAGAGTTTGTTGCTATCTCCACTATTTAACCATAGAGTATTTGCGGCAACACCGCCAGGATTTGAACCCTGCGGAACTAATTCAAGTCCTGTTGGGTCAATCAAACCATCAACTGTAAGTTTACCTGTAATATGAAAATTTCCATTTACTTTAGGAAATGCACCTGCCGCCCATCGTGGACTTCTGTAAATACCTTCTGCTATTTGGCTAAAAGACCATGTTCCTCGAATCTTAGGAGGACTAATTAATCTTATATCACAACCTTGCGAAGTAAGACTTGTTTGACCTTTAAAGTAACAACCATCAAGTATTTCTAACTCTTCTAAAGATAAAAAGGTATTATCTTCCATAGTTACTTTATGACCTGCGGTAGTAGCACTAAGAATAATTTTACGATAATAAGCATCAAAAGCACCTCCACCCCCATAAGATGCTGAATTTGATACAGGAAGTGCGAACCCTGCTGATGTTCCTACAAACTCAATTGTTGCTAAACCTGCGTTAAAGGATGAAGCGGTGCAAGTAAATGTATCTAACTTAAAATGTTTTTTTCTATCGTTAGCGGTTGCATCTTCGACAGGTGCAAATACACCACTTACAATTTGTAGTAAAGGAGTAACAAATTTACCCGATGTTCCTGTTGGGGCTACATAGTCGCTACCAAAATTACCACTTGTAAGTTTTACATTAGGATGTTGTCCGTCATCAAACTTAGTATCTGTGGTTGCTATCATGTTAAAAGTAATCGAACTTGCGTTTGTTTCATAAGCCGCATCATCACCAACAAGAACAAATCTTTTGTTGTATTCTTTGTATGACCCAAAAAAATTAGGAGATGAACCATGTCTAAACTCAACTTCTGTTGCCGTTCCTGCTTTTAGCGTTCCATTAATAAACATACCTTTTATGATAGGTTTAGCATTAAGAACAAGTTTATGAACAAATGTCGT